TGCCATAATTAACGTCCTCTAATTCTGTTTAAAATACCTGTTATGCCGTTGTTTGCTTTCTGTTCTTTCTGAACTAATCTCTGCATTTCTTCAGCGTCCACTGTTCCGCGTTTCGTCCATAACGGCTTAATGGATCTGCCGCGTTTTCTGTGAGCGTTTGTTTCAGCGAGAAGCGTAGCGTCGTGATTAAGTTGCGAGTCACGAACTAACTTATCCTCCCAGGCCCGATAAACGAACATGCGTTCTCTTGGGGTGAGATCCAGATAATCTCGCTTTGTGAACCCGAAATTTACAACAAAAAAAGCGAGGTCTATCTCTTTTCGATAGTCCCCCGCCTTAGTTGTGTCGTTATCGGCGGTCGTTAAATACCGAAATCCGATTAGTTCATCTGGAAGAAAAAAGGGCAATCATGCTCGAACGCCTGTACAATCATTCCGCACATTTCTGAATAACCGAGTTGCTCCCTGACTCCTTCGAAAATCTTCATTCCTGTGTTTTGGCCCGGACGTTTTCCCGTAGCCGCTTCGCAAACAGACATCGTGAAGACTGTCTTGAGTGTCTTGAGTGGAAGCATTGCGTTATTCTTGTAGAGTGTGTTCATGAGCGAACTCCCTATAGCAGTCTCGATAGCCTCGATAACGCCTTCTGTGAAATAGAGTTTGTATTGAATTCCTTCATATTCGAACATAATTATCACCTTTTCCCTTTCTGGTTAAATTATACTGACGGTGCGTTGACAATAACGAGAAGTTCGCAAGTGTCTGTGCCGCCTTCGTAAGTGTCTGTAACTGTAATTCTTGCAAGTCCTGGTTCAGCAGAAGAAGATACAGAAACTGTGATCTTGCTGCCGCTTACCGAAGCAGTAACGCCTGTGTAGTCAGAATTTACAGCGAGTGTTCCCTGCTTACCTGCTACTGATGCGCTTACTGTCTTGCTGCCGCTTGTTGGCTTTGTAACTGTGAGTTGTGCCGGGCTTACCGACAGAGTTGACAGATCAACAAGTTGGCCGTTTCCGCTGAATGTTACGGAATAAGTGAGAGCGTCGTCGTAAGGTGCTTCAAGAGGGAAGTCCGTAATAGCAGCCTGGCCACCGAACATATAAGTATCCGTCTTGATATTCTTTACAACGAGGCATACCGGGTCAGAATTACCGAACGCCTTGGAGAGTTTCTGCATTGAACTATCGCTGGCTATATACAGACCGTCCGTGTCGATGCTCCACTCTTTCATTCCGGCGATGCTGGATTTCCAACCGCCCTCTGTGTCCTTACTTGATACTTCGATCGTATCAGCGGAACGATTGATTGTGAGAGACTTCTGACCTGCGATCGCGAGCAGTTCGTCGTTGTCGTCGTATACGAGAAGGAGAATGTCCTTACCCGCAACGGCGTTAGCGGCTGCCGAATAATCACAGTAATCAGGAAGTGCGAATCTCTGAAGTCTTGAATATTTCATTTGTTTGCCTCCAATTAATTATTTACAGATAAAACCGTACGCGATCTCAAAACTAACCGGGCATACTGCGTGCTTTTCGCCTGTTTCATCGGTTTTGATCACGCTGACGCCATTATCGATTGTGCGGATCAGTCTGTACGGTTCTTCTAATGTGATATCTTCTGTTAAAGCCTCTTCGAGACCTTGTATAAGTTCATGGATTTTGACAGACGAATAGTCAACTTCGGCTATGCAGTGAAATTGAAAATTGTATGAGTCAACATACATGCTCTTGGCGTTATTAGGCCGGACAGACACGAGTTCCAAGTAATAGAATGGCGAGTCTGCGTTTGGTGGTATGGCGTCGTAGCAACGTTTGCCCGTGTTCTTTTCAACGAGTCTTATTATTGCGGCCATCAGTGTTGTAATTGATATTTTGCGTATCATTTCGCCTTTCCTTTCAAGTGTTTTAATACTTCATCCTTGTATTCTTTATCCTGGCCATTGACGATTTCTTCAAGAAAATGTCTGCCACCAACATAAGTACCGCCTCTTGTTCTGTGTCCGTAATTGACATCATCGGCATAATCAACTGTGTAACCGAACTCTCCATTATCGAAGGTTGCGGATTGTCGTAATGCGCCTGTGCGGTATGGTGTTATGTAGTCTGATCTTGATTTCAATGCGTCTGCCTGTTTACTCCCGAGTTTGTCCCAGTCAACATCGGCCATGTCCGAGAGTTTGCTGATAACTTCTTCAGCGCCTATAAGCTCGATTTTCATATGTCACCGCCCTCAATTCAGTAAAACGCGGTGTCAACGTCTCGACAGAAGTAACCCTGTACACCTGGCCTCTGAATTCAATGAATTTAAGCGGTGGAAGAGTCTCTTTCTTGGCTGGTAAAATGAACATATGTTCTTTTCTTGTAACCTTGCGATCTTCGAGCGAGATCTGCTCATCATTCGGTGCATCTGTGCGCCCTTTTATTGTTCTCTCTCGGATAAAACGAAAAGTTTCATTGCCAAGTTCATCTGTTGTTCGTTTGAATGGTTTTAATACCGTTATATCGTCCCAAATCATATGAACCTCACTATGTCTGTCGTCGTGTTGTTAGCGTTTCTGTATTGTTTTATTTCTTCGTCGTACTCTTTGAGAATATCTGTTATGAAGTGCGTGGAAATATCCGATACACTTTCTATCTGAATACCCTCATAGTACATACGGCGAAATGCTTTCACTGTAGCCTCAGCCGCTATTCTCTCAAAGGCTTCAGGTAGTTTCGTCTCTCCGAGCCTCAATTTTAATCTGTCTGAAATTGTGTCACATAAAAGCGAGAGTTTATTGTTATCAAGTTCTTCTTCTTTTATGCGTACTCTTGCAAAATCAAAAACTGCCATAATGCCTCCAAAATTAGTTAGGCGGGTTTTTTACGCCCGCCCTTGTTCCATTAAGTTGTTAGGCCGCTTGAGCCTCAAGAAATGCCGCGATGATTTCAGCCTTCGTATTTGCGCTTGTCACAGACAAGGAATAACCAAGTTGTTCAGCAAGTTCAAGTATTTCGGCTTTAGTCATTGCGTTCAATTCGTCTTCTGTGTACTCATGCGGCGAGTTAGGGTGTAACCGTTCCCTTGATGATTGCAGAGAGATCCTCTACGTAGAATACTACGTTGCTCATGATGAGAGTCTCGATAGAAGCGTTAGTCTTATTAGCGCTGTGAGTTGTACCAACAAGACCAGTCTCATCAGAAGTCAGACCGAATTCATCAGCAACATCACCGCCGATTGGAGCGTATGCGCCGTTCAGGTTTTCTCTTGGAACACCAACAGGTGCCTTCTCTGTGATTGACGGTGTGATGATAGCGGAACCAAGGCCGAGGAAGTTCTCAACGTACTTGAAACCGAACTCATTCTGTACTGTGATAGCGGCTGTAGCGAGATATTCAGCAACGTCGTTAGGGTGTACGAAGTAAACCATTTCAACGTCCTCATCCTCGAACTCTACCTGTGCCTTCGCCCATACGTTAGCGAGAGCCTCCTGAGTTGTGGCACCTGCATCAGCAGCAGTAGCGCCGGAAGCCGGCTGAATAGCAGCGAAGAATGCAGTCTTGATATCCTTCTGTACGGCTCTGAGCAGTTTCTCATCAGTCTTATTGATGGCAACGTCTCTGCCAGACTGCTGAATAGCCTCTGCCGTTGTAGCCTTACGATACTTTTTGAGAGACATATCGATAGTTCTGTCGAGTTCTCTCTTGATCTCAGTCAGCGGAATATCTTCACCCTCGCCTACCTGAGCCGGGTTGTTGAGTTTAGTAATCTTGTAGAGTTTGATCTGAGAACCTGCTGGCATCTCGTTCATCTCTGTAATACCGAGCATCTCTTGAAGTGTACGGACACCTTCAACGAGTCTCTGGTTGTGATCGATAGAAATAACTGGTGCAACGTCCGTAGTAACGATAGTACCTTCTGGCGCTGCGAATTTCTGAAGTCTTGAATATTTCATTTGTTTGCCTCCTATTATGCAAAAAGTTCCATGTTTTCGTTAATCAGTCTCTGACGCTCTTTTCTGTCTTTGACTTTGAGAATTTCTTCTTTCGTGATCTTCGCCCCTGTGCCCTTCTTTGGCGCGTCACCTTTGAGAGCAGCCTTGACAGCATCTTCTACGGCCTTATTGAATGCTTCAGTAAAACCAGTGATTGCTTTCTTTGTCTTCTCCGCATCAGTTGTGACAAGCACATCGAGCATATCTTCGTTTATCGGTGTGTTTGCTTCCTTCATAATGCGGCGTGCTTCTGCTTTCATCTCTGTGAGTGTAGCGGCCTTTTTGAGTGCATCGAGTTCTTTCTGAAGTTCGTCACGCTCATGCTCCGCTTTCTCCTGCGCCGACATCTCGGCAAGGCGTTTAGCCTCATCGATTTTCTTCTGTTCTTCTTCTTTGTACTTGGCGTATTTCTTATCCCACTTTTCGTTAAACAGTTTATCGTTTTCCTCCTTGGCCGCAGCCTTGGCATCAGCGATAGCCTTATCTAATTCAGCCTGGGTATAAGTTTTCGGCTCACCACTTGGATCACCACCTGGCTCACCACCGCCTTCCTCGGCGAACATCTGCAGTCTCTTTTTCGCCATTTTGCTTTGATACTGCCTTGCGTTAAAATGCGTCAGATTTTTCATATCTTCGTCTCCTTCATTTCCTTTATAGTAGTAATGCTGTACTTTATTCATCGGGTTAAAGTCTCAATGCTCGACTGTACCGTACCTTTTATGGACTTAAACGCTTGGTCCACTATTTGAACGAACTCCGGATACTCATCTTCGATAAGTTTCAGGCCCGTTACTAACATTTCGTATTTCGCCATTACTTCTGGTGTTTTGTTGATAATCTCGACACGCATATATCCATCAGATGCAGCGAATGTGATATCTCCAACAGAAGCATCGACAAACGCATTGAATAGAGCAGATATTCCGGCACAAACTATGTCATACCCAACTTGGGCGTAACCAGCATGGCCCTCTGCCTCTATTCCGTTACTATTTATCGTTATCTTGGTCATTTTTCTTCTCAACTACCTTTGCAACGCCAGACTCGATGAGTTCCTGGGCGCGCTCCTTGGCTACTTCTCTTGTGCTGCCGCGTTTATAAGTTTCGCCTGTGTACTTATCGCGACACTCCATTGTAAATTTGATTTTCATATTATCTCCTCCGATATAAGCGAGAATTGGGTCAACTTTCATTCCGTCCCACTCTGCCACCAAAGTCCCGTTATCAAATAATCTGGAATGAGGAACTCTGGCCACCGACGGATCCTGCAAAATATCTAATATTGTTAATTTTTTAACATACTGCTCTGCATCCTTAATGTATCGTTTGCAGTGTGAGCAGGATTTATTCGTTACTACTTGCAGTTCTATCATCTGATTCAACCTTCTCTTCTTCTATACGTTTCGCCTCTGCCTTAACATCCGGTACAATTGAGAGCACCTTCAGTTGTGTTTCCTTCGAAACAACGTCGGCAAGAGTTTGTGCAATATTTGCTTCTTCAACAAGGTTTGCTGGGAAGTTCTGTGTGAATGTGTAATCTATACCAACCCAATCATCAGCGCCCATTGAATTTATCGGGTTACTGAAAATGAGTTTGTAGCGTTCATTAAATCCGGCTTTGAATTTACGAGCCTTAACAAGACCGATATTCGACATCGGCGTCATTTTGTATTTAATGGCTATGCCAGAAGACGTGCCGAAATTATCATCGGAAATGTTAGGAATACCCGTGATCTCGTAAATAAGACGTTCCAATCTATCGAGAAAATGTTCTTGCGTTTCATCACCGTTAGGCTTTTCCATGAATTCCACAATCAGCTTGTCTGCATTGGTTCCTTTGAAATTGATGATCCTGTTTTCTCGTATATGCTTTATCGTGTCCTCATCGAGCATTGCGACGAGGATCTTCATGTAAGCATCGGCAAAATAATCAACATCATTTCCCTTTTCAGAGAGTGCTTTGTTGTAAGCGTTGATGAGTGACATTACCGGCTCATATAATCCGATACGCTCTTCGTTCTGAC